TCCATAATAGCATGCCATAGTATGCTCCGACCTGTAAGAGCGCTAATACCAAAGATAATGCAGTCTTCAACTTCTCCGTGATGTTTTTTAAGATCATATAAATATTCCTTTCTTATCTGTGCATAAATAGGTGGTACGTTTGCATTTAAATAAGCCATAATTTATCCTCATTTTATTGAACCCCAATTAGGTCCGATAACAGAATCAACTTTATTGTCAATTTCTAAAATAATTGCCTTCTCCATTACATTTTTTACTAACAGAGCTTGTTCTTTATTTTTAATTGATACACAAAGTTCATCATGTATTTGTATGTGAGGTACTATACCTTTTTCGTATAATAACACCATGGCTTTCTTTGTCATATCTGCGGCTGATCCTTGTACCATTCTATTTAAGGTTTTATATGTAAAAGCAGGCACAAAAAACTCAGTAAATTCTTTTTTTTGTTCTTCTAAACTTAACTCCTCCCATTTAGTATCCTCTGTTTTATTATATAATTCAGCTGCCTTAGATTTTGCTTCTACCTCGGTTAAAAGTTTTACAGGTACATGTTCTAATTTATCAGAATCCCACTCTTGCCATATCTTTTTATCTTTATTCCATTTTTTAGCAGTTGTTTCATATCTATCAAATCTACAAAACCTATCCTCTAATGTGTATATAAGTTTTTCATTAGTTGAGAATTGCATAAATTTTTCAGATATTTCTTTTACAAACGGCACTTTTTTATGATAGCTTTCAAACAACTCACTAGCTTGTTCAGGTTTAAGACCTAATTCATTTTGTAATTTATTTTTGCCCATACCGTAAAAAAGACCAAGATTAATTGTTTTAGCTTGTGTTCTTGAAATATTTGCCATTTGAGCAACAATTTGATGAAAGTCTGCTTCTCCTCTATCGTATTGTTTTTTTAATTCTGATGTCTTTTTACATTTATGTTTTATTGCAAAATGTACTACAATACGCGGTTCCTGTTGTGAATAATCAAAAGATCCCCATTCGTGACCAATTTCTGGAATAAAAACCTCTCTCATTCTTTTTCCAATATCTCCTTTTGCTGGAATTTGTTGTAAATTTGGATTTGACATTGAAAACCTACCCGTGACTGTGCCACCACCATCACTTCTAATTTGATTTATGTCTGCATGTATTCTACCTTTGTAAACAAAACTTAATAAACCATCTACAAAAGTATTAGCGGCTTTATCATACTCTCTAGCTTCAGCTACTTTTCTTAATAAAGGGTTCTCATGAGTTTTAAGATAGTCCTTTGGTAAACTAGGCATTTTAGATTTAGGAGTTTTTTTATAATTTGTTATATTTTGATGTTTTAATAACTCTTTTATAGAAGAGGCTGCCCAAATCTTTATATCTAAATTTGTTTTTTCTTTTATTTCTTGTAAAAGTTTATCTCTTTTAGTTTTTAACTCTTCACCAAAAGCCTTTAATTTAAAGACATCTATTCTAACTCCTTTAAATTTCATGTCAACTAAACATAAAAATAATTTTGTTTCTAACTCAAAAATATTTCTACAAGTCTTTTGTTCTTTATTTTTATTTATGTATAATACTTCGTCTAATTTTTTATTAAAAAGTTTCCATAACTTATAAGTTAAGTTTACATCTTGTTTTGCATATTCTTTTACAATTGATGCAGGAAGTTTGTGCATATTAGTCATTGGGTCCTTGACTGTACCACCAGACCATTCTAATGTTTTTTGTTGTAAATTGTATTTATATTTAGAGTCTTTAAGATAATCTTTAGCCAGTGAATCTAGTGAGTATCTAAATCTATTTTCATCAATAACGGACGCAGCTATCATAGTATCAACAATTCTACCTTTAATCATTTTTCCTGTGACCGCTCTAATCCAACAGACATCATACATTGCATTGTGAAACACTTTTGTAATTTTATCATTTTGAAATATTCTTTTATTAAGAACATCCCATGTTTTTTTTATTCTCTCTGAATCCATCTCTGTATCTGAATGACGTAAAGGAAAGTATGCAATATCTTTTTCTGTGGCAACAGCAATACCACATATAAAACCATCGTTACGTATAGCGCCTAAACCTTTTGTTTTAAGATTAGGGTCATAAGTTTCTATGTCTATCGCAACTGTATCAATGCCATTTAGATCTAAATCTTCTGGTGTGTTACACATTGTAATCCCTCTCTATAATCATTTCTATAAAGTGTATTGCTTTCAATAAGTCTTGTTTCTTTCCTTTGTCACGATGACGTATTATGTATTTTATAGCACACCCTTCCGGATATAGCAACTCATTCTCAACCACAAACTTGCTTGGTTGAATTTTATATTTTTGATAGTGACTCCCACCGTGTTGCTTGTCCCATACTTTACTCATCTTCATCCTCTTTTTCATATTCAGGAAAATTATCTTCCCAAACTTCTTTTTCCATTTTTTTAATAAACAGAAAAAATTCTGTCTCTGTCATGTTGTACTCCTCCTAAACTGCTCTCTCTATGTGTTGATTTAAAACATTCACTAGCTATGCTCCAACAGTCTATTATTCCCCTACTGTAAGCTGTGTAAGCTAGCCTTTCACTTTCATCTCTTTCAATACTTCTATAATTTGACAAGTTAACAATTACATTATCATAAGTTAAACCTTTGATTTTATGGATGTTATCGTGTTCTACTCTTGGTTTTTCTTCTACACCATGGTTTTTTAGAACTCTTCTAATGTAAGGTACTTTGCTTTCAATCTTTTGTCTTTCTTTATTTTTTATACTTTCAATAAAACTTTTAGGTTTTAAGGCTTCTTCTGTGACAAGGCCCATTTCATATAATTGTTTTATATTATAATTTCCATTCACAACATTTTTAAAAGCACTTGTAATTGAACCTTTTTTGTTTACTTTAAATGTGTTACCTGGAAGGTAAGGCCAGTATTCTTTTATTTGATCTAAAGATACTTGATCCTCGTAAAATTTATCCCAGGTATTAAAACAACGTAATAAATCTCTGCTAACATAATCTATTCTTTTTCCATGAGTGTGTTGAGAAACTACCCTATAATCAACTCCATATTGTTGAAGTAATTTACTTGTGTGTGTATCAGTCGGGTTGCCTCTATATGTAAATAAAAAAGTTTCTTTAGTATTAAAAATTTTATCTAAAAGTATATCTAAATTTTTACTAGCTCTATCAATACTTGGTATCCAATAATGCTTACCTATTATATCTGGCTTTGGTGTCCAAAGTTTTTCAGGTAACCCTAATCTTTTTCTTTGTGGGTTAATGATGTTTTTACATATAGTGTTAATAGTTTTACCACATCGTTTTCCTATCGATAAATTTTTTAATAAATTATTTTTTTCTAGTTTAATAAAAAAATTAGTATGTGATCCAGAATAATTATAAATTTCTTGATCTCGATCTCCTACAAAAATAAAATTACCTTCGGGCACATTTGTTCCAGCTTTTAGTAAAGCTCGCACTTGTGGTTTATTGCAATCTTGTCCTTCATCAATTATTAACACATCTATATCATCTGGTATTTTAGACTCATAAATAAAAAAATCTAACATATCTTCAAAAGAAACTTTTTTATTTTCTTCTCTATAATCACTATACTTTTTTTCTAACTCTTTTAAAATTTCTACGTTAGAAAAACCTTCTTTTTTGTAAGTGTCTTGGTGACGTAACCACATTTCTCTTGAGGTGCATTCTCTACCATGTTTTTGAGATACAAACTGGTATAACGGATGTTTTTCCCATAATTTTTTTTCATGAAAAATCCACTTTTTCATTGTTGGGTTTTCTGTGCAAAACTTATCGTGGTCTTGTTTATTGTATTTTTTTCTTCTATTTTTTTTACTCTCTGCTTTAAAGTAAGCATGTATTGTACAAATTTGCTCTTCTAAAATATCTTCTGGTATATTTTGAACTTGAGGTAAATTTTTAACTGCTTTTAAAATTTCTTGAGCAGCATTCACTGTGTGTGATAAAATTACAATTCGATTCCACATAACTCCTTTTTTTAAAAATTCTGTATACGCTTCTTTTATATATGTATAAGTTTTTCCTGTTCCTGGAGGACCAGAAACCCACAATGGGAGTTTTCCTTCTTGTTTATCAATTAATTTTTCAATAATTCTAATGTCCTTAGGTGTGCTTTTTTTAATTAAAATACCATTAAATTGTTTGTTATTCATCTTCTACCTCCTGACTGTGATCAATAGCCAAAGCTTCACCCTCCCAAATAATTTTATCATTTTCATTTTTATTACCTTGTATAGACCAAGACACACAAGATTTTCCCTCCCATTTTCCTCTATTTTTTTTAGCTTTTAAAATATTAATACATTTCATTACCAGATCAACTCTGTCCATATTAACCCTATTTTTAGATATCTCTCTTTCAAAACCATCTAATTTAAATTCTATTCTATTATTTTTTTTATCAAAATAAGGCTCACCATATTTAGCTAATTGTTCTTTACTTGTATAAATACCTCTAGCTTCTAAATAATCTAAAAACATTCTTTTAAATTTAAATTCTTCGTTAGCTTCCTCCACAAAATCTTTTGAATATTCTCTTGCACTAAATTTAGCTGCCATCATGTCTTCATACTCTTTTGCCTTTTGCCTGGGTAACCACGCTTTAGCCTGATGCATGGCTTTATCATAAAATACTTTTTGATTCATTAAATCTTCACCGTGAACAGTAATTCTTCTTTTAACAATTTTATCTTGCTCTGGAACATTTAAGTGAATGTAATATCTATTTGCACCAAACTCGACTATTTTTTCAATCATATCGTTTGATACTTGTGTTGTTATAGATTGAAATAATCCTATCCAATTAAATAATTTTTGAATGCTCGAATGAGAGTATCCTGTTATTTCATGTATTTTATTAATACCAAACTTCCTATCAGTTTTTCTAGAAGAGGTTCCTTTTGATTTTCTTTTTTCTCTTTCATTATCATTTGCTGCTTCACATATTCTATATATAAAATCATCTATCTCACTATCTCCCCAATCACTATGTTTACACAAAATCCCAGCTATAGCTGTGCAATATTCATCTCTGCCCCCCTCTGTTGGATATATAACTACCAAAGCAGAGGCTAATGCAATTTTACCAACATCTGATAATAGGTTACCTTTATAGGGTTGTATATTTTGATATGTTTCCCACTCAACGTTTGTTTTTGATTTGCTATGTAAAGATCCAGGAACTATTGTATATCTTTCTTTTTCAGCTCTTAATTCACATAGCATAGCACCGTGTGGAAAATTTTTATAATCTTTTTCAAACTCATCGGGTAATCTAAATTGTTTAAAACGAATATTATTTTCATTTGTCCACAAATAGTGACTAGATAAATTACCTGCTCTACCAAATATGGCACTACAATTTTTTATATAATGTGGTATGAAATCTTTTACTATTGGATTGTCTACATCTAAATCAACATCATGATCTAATCTTAATGCTATTTCTGATTTTTCGTAATCTCTTTTCCACTCTTCTTTTGTAATCTTAAAATCTTTTTGCGTATACTTAGGTATACGAGGCACTCCCTTTACACAAGGGATTATTATTCTATTCAGATTTAACCAATCTTCATACGTTACTGGTGGTTTATTTTTTTCTACCATAAATTAAGATGGGCGGATCAACTCTCGCTTAGCCGCCCACTTCCCAGGAACTGTTAAAGTCTAAAATCTTCTGTTTTTTTAGCTTGCGGTTCAGACTCAGGTTTTGTTTGCACCTCACCTTTACCTACGGATTCACTAAAAGATTTAGCCCTCTCATAGATATTTTTATCTTGAACTGGGCCAACCATCTTTACATCCCAACCAAACCATGTTCCTTTGTCGTTAGACATCTGAACGGTTGATAGTCTATAAATGTGGCTGTAAGTTGGCGGAGTAAACAATCCATTTTTGCCTTGCATTGTCAAACCAAACATCATTGAATTCCATTTTCTACTAACTTTTAATTGAGTAGACTTCATAGAAATTAAAGCTGTTTGTGGGCTTTTACCTGTTACCAATACAAAATGATTAGCAGTATTATCAAGATAATTACCATTTGGTAATCTATCCTTATAGTCTTTACCTCTTTTAGTTTGACTAATAATATCACTGTCTGCCTCGTGAATTGCAACAGGTGCACCAGTGCTGGTACCTCTGTCCTGCCACTCTATGTATTGTTTTTTGTAATGACAAGGTATTACATCTACACTATCAAATAGTTCGCTTGTAACACTATTAATTATCTTTCCAGGCTCTGCACCTTCAACATATTTACCATCTCTTTTGTTTACCTCTGGAGATAGTTGACCCAGAATTTTTAAGAAAGGTAACGCAAGATCTTCTTGCGACATATTCTGAGCTCCTTGGTTTGCATCAGCTTCAAACATATTCACAGCTAATGCTCCTTCTTTTTTTGTTGTTACTTGGTTCATGTTACTTGTTCCTTTTTATTGTTGTTTTAT